CCACGCTTTCGCGTGGGTCCTCATCACGGCTAGACAACTGTCTAGTTAACACTTACCCTTGTTTCTTGAACTCTAGAGGATTTTAAACCATGAGTGGATTGATTATAGACTATGGAGCTATTCGCTCCAAAAGTCGAACGACTCCGCCTACTGTCATCTCTGGGAAGATCGATCGCTTGTTTAATGCGGCCGGTGTTCAGCAGAGTACGACAGCTATACCTTCGTATACTGTCGCAGATAGTGGTGAGTCGATAGTCTACACAACGTCGTCTGACTCTAAACGTCAGAAGTCGAATTTGTGTCATCACTCAAAGGAGAGGTTTAATTACACGGGGTCGAACCAGGCCGAAAGGCTTAATTCGATTCCCCCCGGTGGCAACGCTGGTTGGTATTACGATTCATATCGTCATCACCAACAGTGTTGTTCCGCTAGAGATAGCGTCATTGTCGCCGCCACGACCGCCCTTGGACAAACTCCAGGGGCCGGTTATTTGGGCGCATATGGCCAGGCTCTAATCAATTCCGCTTGGGATACGATTAGGCCTGACTTAACCGAGATGTCTTTACCCAATTTCCTTTTGGAAATTGACGATATTGGCAAGCTCTGGTTATCGCTGAAGAAGAAGTATTCTGCGCTCCGTCATGGAGTTCGGAATCCTTCTAATTCTCTCAAGAAGACTGCCAACCAAGTTGCAGGACAACATCTCGAAGTATCGTTCGGTGTACTCCCTTTATATGGGGACATCGCAGCGATAATCGACGTTTTCCGATCTATGCAAGAGAAGTTGGCAGCATTCGAATCCCTATTTGGACAGGTTATTAAAAAGACCCGCCAAATGGAATCCGTCTCACAAGGTGTATCGGGAACATTCCCTTGGTATTCTGGGGCACCCAATGATTTGATTTATTGGACTGCTTCGTATACTAGGGATGTCAGCGCCGGTATAGCTTATATGCCAGAACGCCCTGCGGTCTGGAATGGAGCTGACCGTCAAATTCGAGCCTATATGGATGCGCTCGGATTTGAGCTGAATCCTCGCATCATTTGGGACGCGATACCTTTTACCTTCGTCTTGGACTGGTTCTTTGACGTTGGCGGATGGTTAAATCGTTTCCGCTATGATGCTTTGGAGTTACCGATTGTAACTGTGGATAGTTATCTGCAGTGCAAACAGGTGTTAAAGATCGATTGGAATTGGAATCGAGGTTTCGATTCAACTCTCACATCGGTCAGGTCAGGTGGCGCGACGTTTACGAAGGAATATTTCCATCGTATGCCGATCTATCCCGATGCAGCAACTTTTGCTGGACTCGGGTGGAAGACACCTAGCGTGAAACAAGCTGTTCAGCTTGTTTCTCTCGTCACGGCCTTGTCAACTGGGAATTCTCCCAGTGTAGCAAGGCATTAATTCTAGTGGTAACACTAGTATACACACTAACACCTCTTTACGAGGGAAGGTATACCCTATGGCGTTAGCCACTTCACAGTCCCTTTCTAAGGATACTCCGACTGACGTTGACACAAATCTTACTGTATTTGTACAGCGATTTGCGGACAACGGTAAATCGGTTTTCTCTGTTGCAGGATTAACACTTCCTGAAGAGAAACTCCTTACGGTGTCTCACGACGTCGATTCGAAAGGGAACCAACGGAAGCTAATTCGTATCGATCGCACTGCGATCGATGCGCTTTTAGTTCCCGCGACGTGTTCTGTTTACATGAACATCGTCAGGCCTCCGAGTACGGCGATTACGAATGCCCTCATCATAGAGATGGTCAATCAACTGATTGACTTTCTTATTGAAGGTGGGTCAAACGCGAACGTCACGGCGGTCCTCAACGGGGAGAGTTAAAGTGCTCGGGAGGAGTCAAGCTCCAATATATTATATTGGGAGGATACTCCTTACGACACTCTCCATGTTGGGTGTGGCGCTGGTGATAATAATGATTCTCATTATTAAGAACTAGTCTGTACGAGAGTGGTAGTTGCTTGGGTATGCTTTGGAGGATTGTCCATTTATATGGGTGACCTGAAAAGCCTTCTCCTTTTGTGGGAGAACCTCGCGACTAACCATCGCTATAGCGCTTACGTTGAACTGGCTGATTTATCAGTCTTTAGACGTCGCGCTGAAAAAGAGGGACTCTCTTTCTTGACAACGACTCTTCCTCTTATAGGAAAAGCCTTAGATAGCTTTCATTCCACATCGGAATGGACACCAGTTCCTTCCTTTACCGGAAGGCAAGTGATGCTCTACAAGGATGGGTTTGCCCGGGATACTTGTATCCAGGTTCACATTCCCGTCTTCTTGGGCAAAGCTATCGAAGCTGCCTTGAAAGGAGATTCCATTGCCGTAGATTGTGTACGTCAATTGACGTTCATATTCTATAAATATGAAGTCGCTTTTGATACTCAATTGGTTGCAGATTTTCTCAACGACTTTATACTCGTTGATGATTCTCTGATCGAATGTAGTACTGCTCGTTTAGCTGATAAACAGTTGGACGAGCATCTTACATCGATGCAAGGAGTAATTGCCTGGGCCCTTGGTAAAACGGACCCTTACAATATACGTCCTAGCCACGGCAGCGGAGCAACCGCATGTCGTACCAAGAATTCGGATAAATATCATACGATCCGGTACTTTCCGCGATTGGATGAGACTTATTCTTATTCCGAGTACTTTTTCCTGTCCCCCACCCATCTTGTTGATGAGATGGAGAAACTGGAAAATGCAAAAGAAGCGATCCCACGAGCAAGGGTTTGCCTTGTTCCGAAGGATTCCCGAGGACCTAGGGTCATTTCATGCGAACCTGCTGAATTAATGTATATTCAACAGGGGATCATGAAATTGATCTATCAGCGCCTCGAGACTTTTAGCGGCACCACTGGTCAGATTAACTTTTCTGACCAGACTATCAACAAGCGACTGGCGCGTATAGGTTCCACGGATGGATCCTTTTGCACAATCGACTTGTCGGAAGCTTCCGATCGTGTTTCGCTCGACTTGGTTCGCGAGGTTTTTCCTCGCGACTGGGTTGAGTGCCTCGAAGCATGTCGCTCAGAGGAAACGATTCTTCCGAATGGTGTTGTTAAGAAGCTTCGCAAGTTCGCCCCTATGGGTAGTTCTTGCTGCTTCCCTATTGAAGCACTAGTCTTTTGGGCTAGTGCGCAGGCAACATTACGTAGGTTGGGGAGTTGGAATGCCCCAGTCTACGTGTACGGCGATGACATCATTTTCGCGCCGAACTATTTCGACGAGATTGTGATGGACCTTGAATCTGTTGGTCTAAAAGTCAACAGAAACAAGAGTTATAGGGCCGGCCCATTCCGAGAGTCCTGTGGGGGTGATTATCATAATTCTTATGACGTCACGCCTATAAGGGTTCGTAAGGGTCTTACCTATTCTTCACCTTCTTCTCTTTCCACTAGTGCGGACTTGGCTAATTCTTTTATAGCCAAGTTCGGTTATGATTATACCAGATCAGTAGTTCAAGTAATTGAAAACTCTGTTGGTATGATCTTTCCCAGAACTCCCTTAGCTTATCCTTTAAGTCTAAGGGCTGATCTGCGCGCTTTTAACGATGTTTTCTTTCAGCGTCGGTGGAATGCCGATTACCAAAGATATGAACATCGCGTACCCTCATTGACAAACCAAATTAGGAAATGTCACCCCAGTAATTGGGGGGAGCTTCTCAGAAGAGAGCTTTCGCGTGAGGTGCGGGAAAGAGATTCCAGCGATCGCTACATTAATAGGCTATCAATAGCCGATAGTGTAGTGGACCCTGGGTTTTACACGGATACCCATTCCGTTCGTACAAAATGGGCATGGCGCTGGCTTGGTTAAGCCAGTCCACTCGATCTACCGCGCGTGTCCCGTGAGGGGCACGCGCGAATAGCTTCGACTGAGGGGGGCGTCTCTATGACTTAGTCATGGATGACTAAATGCAGGGCTTA